GACAGGAAGCAACTTTGTGGTCTATAATCTTGGTGAGCACTTCACCAGAGAAGAGTTTTACGCTGAATTTGGTGAGGGTTCCACATTTCCACAAGTATTGTGTGATGACAAAAAACTTGGTGGGTGTACTGACACTGTAAAGTATCTCAAAGAGCAACAAATTGTCTGACAAAAATATAAATAATAATATCCACAGAAATCGTGGAGTTGACTTTATTCTTAATGGAGGAAAAAGGAAGCAAACCTATCCATTCCACATCATCTTTGAGAAGATGGTTTGCTTTCTGAATCGGGAAGTAACCATCTATTTTGAATTTTCCTTTCATTCAAGGAAGAAACAAGTAGTTTCCCGGAGAAAAAGAAATGTTAGCAACTAGTTTAGTTTTCGGTTGTTTTTTAACAATCCTGTTTCTCATAGTAGGACTTGTGACAGGTTGGGTTGCTAGGGAGTATATGATGAACTATCAGGATAAACCAAAACTTCATCCTGAGTTTTTTGATAGTAATGGAAATGTAATTCCAGATGAAGTTTTAGCAATCAGTTTCAATCCTGATTACTTTGATGATGAGGAACTTGACGATGATGAAGATTAACTAAATACCTTAAATCATTTTAGATTTTGTAATCATATGAGCACGACAACTCCAAAAAAGGCAACAAGTACAAAAGACAAACCTGCAGCAACTACAAGAAAAAAAACCCCTGTAGAAACAGTTGCGGATCTTCCAGCGAATCCTTTTATTTTTGAGATACTTAATGTTGTATCCAAACTTAGAAGTAAAGCAAAAAAAGTAGAAGCACTTCAAAAGTTTTCTACACCATCTTTAAAAACTATTCTCATTTGGAATTTTGATGAGAGTATTGTATCACTTCTACCACCAGGTGAAGTTCCTTATTCTGGTGTAGATGAGCAGAATTCTTTTAAAGGAACTTTGACCGAAAAGATTGAAGATGCTGTTTTTAAAATGGAAGAACTTGGGAGTAATTCTCTTGGTTCTCAAGATCAAGGAAAATCTTCCATTCGTAAAGAATATACAAAATTTTATAATTTTGTGAAAGGTGGTAATGATGGACTCAGTTCTCTACGTAGAGAAACAATGTTTATCAACATTCTTCAAGGTTTACATCCTATTGAAGCTGAAATTCTTTGTCTTGTTAAAGATAAAAAATTGCAATCTAAATACAACATCACTAAAGAAGTAGTTTCTGAGGCTTATCCTGATATTCAGTGGGGAGGTCGTTCGTGAGCACAGTTAGTAGTGTAAAGGGAGAGACTCTAAAAGTGGAATGGACTGCCGAAGAAAAAAAAGATATTCCTCCTCTTTACGGATGTGAAATTTTACTTGAAAATACCACAATTCAAACCGTAAAAGACCCCTCATTTCCTACAGATGCTTATATTGTGAGATATGAGGTAAAAGGAAAGCAATATATTGACCTTTGTAGGGGAAACAGGATTCGTATTTTTGATCTTTATTATGATAAGTTTGGACCTAATGCTATCCAAAGAATTGAGTGGGGATATGGTAGAGTGAGTCCAAAACTCTGGGGTTACAAAGCACCTACTAAATCCAAAAAGAGAAAGTGATTTCAAGATTACTGGAAAAATTTTTCCAGTAATTTTTTTGTCTGTAGGGTTGCTATATATCATTAAGGGAGTTATAATACTCTAACGTTCATTCGCTATTTTCAAATGGCGAACGGAAGTAAGCCGACTCGGAACGGGACGTTCATCTATGGAAGCCCTTATTCTAACTTGCTTACAGGCACAGTTAATATCAGGAAGAATCAATTCTCATTCTCTTCCAAAACAAGTAAAAAATGATTTAGTTTGGGAACTGAAGCAGATTACTCCTAAAGAATGTAGGTTATCTGTAGACGCAAAAGTTGACTGAAGGAACGCTCTTTAACCTAAAAAACTAAGGAGAACCCTAATGTCTAAAGTAGTTTATAGGGGTGTTGCATATGACACCCAAATTCGTCGCCAGCAACAGCAGGCGCAGCAACAACCTCAACAATATAACGAAGTTTACCGTGGCGTAAAGTTCACCAAGACTGAGGAGGGTAAGTGAAATGAAAACTACGTTCGTCCAGTATCTTAAGAATAAAGCACGAAAGGAGAAAAAACTCCAAATTGCACAACTGAATATGGCAAAGGCAACACATCAAGTTGCGTAAAATACTTTAGAGGGGAACTTGACTTCCCCTCTTTTTTTATGTAAAATGGGTGGAGAGAACTATAAGGTATGGATAGAGACAAACTCAAATTGATCGTTCGTAATCTGGAACTGCTTGTAGATTCTCTGAAAGCAGAAATTTATTCAGATGTTGAATCATACAAATATGATGACATTCGACCAAAATACCTTGATTACGACGAAATCTTTGAAGAATCAGATGACTAAAAGAGCAAAAAACCTTGTTAAACTACTTGAACGTCTTACAAAACAAGACCATCTCTACTCAGGAGAACAACTCAAAGAGATGAAAGCACAACTGCGAATTGTAAAACAAGAACTCACAGAACTAGAAGCAAAAACATCAAAAGGATTTGGAAAGAAATGACTGTACGACTGATTAGTGTAACCCCAGACGCTGAAAAAACTATGGCCTTTATTGCTAGGGTTTCCAATCCAAGTAATCAGGGTTCGGAGAACTATGCAGGTCTTCTGAAATATTGTATCAAGCACAATCACTGGTCTGTGTTTGAGCAATCAACAATGACTCTTGAAATTGAAACTACCCGTGGTATCGCTGCTCAAATTCTGCGTCACCGTTCATTTACATTTCAAGAATTTTCCCAACGGTATGCTGATACCAATCTTCTAACTGAATATATTCCTATTCCAGACATTCGCCGTCAGGATACTAAAAATCGTCAGAACTCTATTGATGATATTCCCGACTATCTGAAACTCAAACTGCAAGGTGAAATCTCAGAGCATTTTGCCGCTGCTAACGCCCTCTACAAGCACCTTCTAGAGCACGGAGTAGCAAAGGAGTGTGCAAGGTTTGTACTGCCCTTAGCGACGCCTACACGCATCTATATGACGGGTTCTTGCCGTTCCTGGATTCATTATATTAATCTTCGTTCTGCAAACGGAACTCAAAAAGAGCATATGGATATTGCACTTGCTTGTAAGGAAGTATTCAAAGAACAATTCCCAACAGTTGCTGAAGCTCTAGAGTGGGTCTAAATAAAATATCTTGATTTCATAATTTTATGGCAATATATCCGATTATTAATGTAGAAACTGGTGAGAAAAAAGTCATTGAAATGAGTGTCAATGATATTATGCAGTGGTATAAAGACAATCCTCAGTGGAAACGGGATTGGTCTGAGGGATGTGCAACACCAGGAGAAGTTGGTGATTGGAGGAATAAACTAACCTCCAAGCACCCTTCATGGAACACTGTCCTAGAAAAAGCAAGCAAAGCACCAGGTTCAACTGTAAAAAAACTTTAATCACTTATGGCAAGAAGAAAAAGAGCAGAGCAACCAATCGGGGTTGGTCTTACTACTCGTCAAATGAAGCGTAGAAAACCACTAAGTGCAGAATACTTAGTGGATATTGACCCATTAACTGATAATCAGAAAAAACTTTTTGAATCATATGCAAATCAAAAACATCTGGTTGCCTATGGTTGTGCTGGAACTGGTAAAACTTTCATTACTCTTTATAATGCTCTGAAAGATGTTCTTGATGAAAGAAGTCCATATGAAAAAGTTTACCTAGTTCGCTCTCTAGTCGCTACAAGGGAAATTGGTTTCCTTCCTGGAACTCACGACGATAAGGCAGACATTTACCAAATTCCTTACAAGAATATGGTGAAGTATATGTTCCAAATGCCATCTGATGCTGACTTTGAGATGCTTTATGGAAATCTCAAATCACAGGAGACAATTAAGTTTTGGAGCACTTCATTCCTTCGTGGAACAACTCTTGATAATGCAATCATTATTGTAGACGAATTCCAAAACTTAAATTTCCACGAATTGGATTCGATCATTACCCGTGTTGGTGAAAATACAAGAATTTGTTTCTGTGGTGATGCTACTCAGTCGGACCTACAAAAGACAAATGAGCGTAATGGTATCGTAGACTTTATGACAGTATTGCGTAAAATGCCTTCATTTGATATAATTGAATTTGGTGTAGACGATATCGTTCGCTCTGGACTTGTTAAAGAGTATATTCTTGCAAAAATGGATGCTGGTTTTTAATGTTTAGTCATGTTGATATTGAACTCCCTAAGTTGGAGCGTGAAACAATTGATGGTGTTAGGTACTATACCGTTCCTGGAGAAACCGAACCAATTAAACTGGTTTCCATTACTTCAGTAACAAGTCACAAAAATCGCCAGTTCTTTATGGACTGGCGTAAAAAGGTTGGAGAAGAAACTGCAGATAAGATTACAAAACAAGCAACCAGTCGTGGCACTGATATGCATACGTTGGTTGAGCATCATTTAAAAAATGAAAGTCTTCCTTCAGTTCAACCTCTTTCAGAGTTTCTA